TATTTTTAAATGTTTCTAAAACAATAGTTAGTATACCAGATTTAGGTATAGCTGTTAAACTAAAATTATCCATTTCTACATTATCTGCTTGATTACCAGTTACACCTACAGCATTTAACCATACATTGACTTTAGAGGTAGGGGAAATACCAGCATCTGTTAAGTTAGTAGAAAACCTACTGATAGCAGTAGACCCTGTATTTAAAATAACAGTAGTAGTGGTAACACCTTTACTAATGTCTGCTTTATTATCTAAAGCTGTTTGTAGTCCACTAACATCACTGATAATATGTCCATGCCCTAGTTGACTATATCTAGCATCGCCTCTTGTATTATTTAGGTATTGGGTATGGTCATCATCTGCCAAACCTGTAAGGGCCCCGTGGTCAGTAACTCCACCAGAGCCCCCCCCACTACCAATAGCAGCTAGTAACTCTTTATCTTTATTTTCAAGAGTAATAAGATTACTTGTTAACAATCTAATTAAAGTACTAATATAGTCTTTAGTAGCTTTGTCTACAATGAGGGTAGGTTCAACTAGTCTTTCCATTTACTATTATCTTTCCCCATCAGGTTGTATACTAAATCTAGGTGCACCAATCATAAAATCAGAGCCAGTTGTATCTACAGAGTACTCTATAGAAACCTGTCTACCCCTACCCCTTAAACTAATCTTGTCTGTAGAGTTATTAAAAGTAAAAGGCCCCTTAATCGAACTAGTGACACTATTCGGATATTTCTTAAAAGTAAGAGTTACTTGAGCATTTCTATTTGGAATAAGCCTAAAGTCTGGAATGAACTTGTCAACAAACATAAGTTTTTGCCCATCTTCAATGTCCATCGAACCACTTTTAATGTACGCGGGCATAGCCACTGAGTCAGCATCTTTCCCCACTTCATGAACATAAAGAGTCCCTGTAGAGGTTGTAGCGTATGGTCTATTAAAGACACTTGAGTCTAACCAAGAGGTCCTCTCCCATGTTCCATCATACCATAAGTTTTCTAAGTAATTATAAATAACATACCTAGAATTTTCATTCGAACTATACACTGGATAGAACCAGATAATCTCATTAAATTCTTTATTAGTACCACAAATAACTTTATCCTTTTGGTCTTTGTTTAATCGACCATCCCCATCTTGGTCAAATAAAAATAAACTTAAGGAACAAGGTAGTCTTTGAACAGAACCATTATACATGTAAAAACCATCTAAGCCTTGCCAATAAACAATACCATTAATATCTGTACCACAATTCTGGGAGGTGGAAGAGATGTTATTAGCTAGTATTTGGAATTGGAAAATATCAGTCCCACCTACATACCTCATGGAGTAAACAGTGGTATCAGTAAGAACGAGTATCTCACTCCTTGTTTGAATAGCAGCTACAATCTTATTACCTAATGGCAGTCTATACTCACCAGCAGTATTTGTTGGGGTTATCGTCCAATCAGTTAATGTTTCTTGGTCAGCCCATCTAATAGTCATGGGGTCAAATACACCCCCAACACTCTCTTGAGTCCCGAAAGCAACAAGGTGTCTAGAAGGCTGTGCAATTAGAGTAAACAGGTTTTCGGTAGGAGCGCCTGAGATAAGTTGGAGACGTGTTCCTAACCCCGTAGTTGCATCCCATTGGTAAATTCCACCTTTGGTATAGCAACCAATTAAGTCTTCGCCCCAGTTATCAAAACTCCAAAGACGTAAGATATTATCTATTGTAGAGGAGTCCCTAGGCATTCCGTATCCACCACCAGCTTCACCAGGGGTACCCCAAGTTCCCCCACCATACCCAGTTAAAGAAGTACTGCTTGTACCTGCTGTTGGGATATAAAATCCAATAGACACGGCACCGCCACCCGTAGAATTAGAAGAGGCATTAGACGTAAATTGAATTGTAAATGTGTCTGTTGTAGGGACAGTTTTAACAACGTACTCAAAACCCTGTAGATTAATACTCCCTACAGAAGATGCTTGAGAAATAACAAAAATATAATCACCAACTTTTAAATCATGACTTGTAGCCGTTATGGTGATTATATTACTACCAGATGAAACACTAATAGGGTTAGTTAAGGAGGCTGTAGTTCTGTATGGGGTAACATCGTATACCTGTCCCCCATTTAATATTTGTACATGAGATTCAGTACCTGATACAAGATACTGAGAATAAGTTAAATCCATCCAAGAATGAAGTTTGTTTGTTCTACCTATAAAAGTAGACTCTTTTACAAAACCACCGACTTTTTCAGCCCTACCATTTCTAAAACGAATTTTATCGCCATCAACCCAGTAGTTTTCAGATGCGTAGTCAGTAGAATTCTTAAAGAATCCAGGATTAATATCTATTTGTTTTAGTTGAGTATCACTCATTCACTACCCTATAAGTTCAAATATAAAATCACCATAGATTTCAGTAGAGCCGTCACTTGTCGGAACACCTAAATCGTTGTCAAGACCAGAAGTACCATCTAAAAGACTTTGAAATTTAATTGTTTTTGTACCTGTAAGGGTAAACATGTCATTATTAAATATTAATCTATCTGAACCAGCAGACCCACTCGCCCAACCTGAAGGTGAGTATACTAGGGGAGTAGAGTCAGTTATATTATAAAATCTTACTCGACACCTACCACAGTTGTGTACAAATTTCCACCCATAAATCTTATATTTACCAGCAGGAAGCGTGATGATGCCAGTACCTGTATCGTGCGAAGCCCCAGGAATATCTGATGTGACTGTAGTGTTTAGTATAACATCCCCAGCTAAATTACTATCTTTCCAGGCCATAGAGCCATCTCTTTGTCCACCACCAATACCAGTTGGTTTAGTTTGCTGAACTCTAAGAATAGGCGGAGTACTTCTAATGGAAGGTTGTAGAGCTGTATCCGCTTTTACCCCTTGAGCAGCAGTAGCAGAGTATGTTTTAATAGCTTTTTGAGTAGCTAATACAGTATCAGAGTTAGCGGCTAATGTCCCATCTGTATCAAAAGCTAAAGTAGATGCTGTTCCAAGACCAAGATTAGCCCTAGCAGTCACCGCACTGACAATATCAGATAAGTTATTAGAGGCTTTTAAAACACCCTCTACCATATCATAAATATTAGTCCCATCAGTATAAACAATTCGTCTGCTTCCTGGTGTGAGAAGTACTTCTGTACTCGCAGAGATAGGTTTAAAAGTTACGTTACCACCTGTATGCTTAGCGTGAAGAAAATACACTTTAGGAACGTTAGGTATAAACATAGAAATATTAGCAGACAATGTCCCTGTAAATATTAAAGATTTATATCTAGCTTGGTCTTCAGACCCGTTACTTGTAGTTAAAGTGATATTAGAGCTTCCAGTAACGTCTACTACTAGCGAACCATCTATTTGTTTATCCAATAAGTCAAAGACCTCAGCATTAAGTTTTGAACCCCAAGTAGATGGGTTATCATTCGTACCTTGTTTAGTAGTGCGGCCACTGGTTGTGTATGTTGATGTCATAATTTACCCTCTTAAGCGGTACTTCCTGTACCTACTGTATGTTTTAAAGTATTCTGAGAAGTAGAAGGATTACTAAAAGTTGAATTAGAATCTCTACGCTGTCTTTGTGCTTGATAATTCCAATCAGAAGCAGCAGTTTGGTATAGACCACCCCAAGAATCTACTTGAGACCATGCCTTCATAAAGATTGAAATATTTACCATAGTTGCATAGAGTAAAGCTTGCGAACATGTATTGTTGGTAAAATAATTTGTTGTATTAGAAGAAGATAACTTTGTTGGTACTGAAAATGCTCTTACTTCATATGCATAGTTAGAAGCTGGTGTTGGTGCTAAATACAAACGAGTTGTATCATACACTGTGTAATACTTTGGAAAAGAGGTAACAGAGGCTTTAGGCCAGTAGTCATAAAGGAAGTCTATTGTTTTTCTAGTTAGTAAAGTCCTTTTACCATCAGTACTTGTTACAAAAACAGAAGTAATACCCATATCTTTAGTCATAGGTTTAGTAATGTAAGGAGAGGAGGTTGAACATGTTCCTGTGTACCCAGCTTCCAGTTCAGGTAAGTCTAATTCTTGAACAAGCCTGTCCTCCGCAAGGGAGATAGCAGTAGGGATATAAGAACTCAATTCAGAGGAATCATCTTCTGTAATATCTTTTATTGTTTGTATTAGAGATGCGTAATCTGTTATTACAGTCATGAGTTAATCCTTTAGTTTGTAGGCCAGTCAGACGGTAGAGAATCCCTAGCTGATTTACTATAGTTTTCTAGTCGTACATTATCGACTGGTTTAGGGTCATTAAATTTAACTAATCTATTTACATGGTTAACAGGATGGTCTACTAGGTTAAAAATACCATCAGATTCATCTCTGTGTATTACAATGCCAGTTCCAGGTTCTACAACCATATCTTTTCTTTTACATTTGAAACCACTTCGGTCACTAATGAAGTTAGAATCTCCTGAACCTTTACCTGCCACTTATACCCCCAATAGTAACACTAAAGTCAGCCCTCTCTCTATCTTCTTCAAAAGCATCAGACATAGTTTCTTCTAATTTACTTTTTAATTCCATTCTTAATTCTTGAGGAACATTAGTACGTCTTAAAGACATCTCATAGGCTAACCAATCAATGAGTAGAGGTAAATACCTTTTATTTAAAGCTACCCTCTGATAAGATGCTGTAATGTCTTGTACGTTAGTAGCTACTAGTACTTGTAATGAATCCCCTACTGTAGAAGCAGGTTTAGGCCATATTTTTATTACTTCATTATCAATACCTTTATCAATGGAGTAGACAGTCGGTCTATTACCAGTTTGACTTTGAGTAGGGATATTGTTAAATTCTTTAATACCATAGTATTCTAAAGAGTTAGTTAACTTAGATTGTAAATTATAATAGTTTACATCTAAAACACTAGAGTAAATAGAATCTACAGTATATGAGGTAGTATTAGCTAGTAAGGGGATTGAAATAGTAGTAATAGCATTTAAAGGTATATTCTTATTTCTGAGACGTAAAAGAATGACGTTTAAAACACGTCTTGCTTTCTTAGCCTCTCCACCAGTAATATGCTCACCACCTATTAAGTCGAGAGCATCGTTGATAATATCATCAACATCTAGAGAGAAGGAATATGTTCCACTTACTGAGCTTGCCATATTAAGATTATACCATACTTTCTATAATATGCCTAGGAGATTGTAGGAAGTGGAACTCTAGGGTCATCTACATAACAAAGTTCTACACA